CTGCTGGTTCATCAAATGCGTCATCGATATCACTATCAACTTCTACCACCGAACTGCTTTCGGTTTCGACCTCTGCAAAAGGATTCTCATCTTCCTCTGCAATATCGTCAGCATTAAATCCGTCTACAGAATCAAAGGGAGACGCAACTTGTACAGGCAGGTACTTAGTTACCTGAACCGCACGTAACCGCAACGATACCCCAGCACTTGCCATGCTGTAGGGCACCAAGACAACCGCAAGGTTTACCGTACTGCCAGAAGTTAACTGGAAGTCCTCTGGTAACTCTTTGTTCTTGGCATCGTATTGCTTAGGCTTGCTGGTAGCATCTTTACCGTACGCCCCTTTAAGTTTTGCTTTGCCGATGTACATACCGTCATCGTCTTTTGTAAAAGGCATAGGGAATTTTTCAGGCCACTTCGCCTCACGCTTCTCTTTGTAGAAAGCTGCCATAGCAGACATAAGTGCTTTGGCTTGATCTTGATTCATCTTGAAAGACATTTCGTATGCAGCACCATCATCCAATGGATCGCATGGAACACTGCGGTTCTCACCACTGTCAAACTTGTACGTCTTATTAATACGTGGGTAAAGTGCTTCTACATTTCCAATCTTGTAATTCATATATGTTTCTCCAAACATTCAGTCATTAAAATTAAAACCGTCAACTTCTGAAAAAGGTGACACACCCGCGTCCTCCACTGGCACTACGCTGAAAGTAATTGCTTTCATAGTATCTGGATGCTTCATCATTTTCTGTACGGCTTCGTACTCCTGCTCTTCCAACGGACGTATAGGTCTGAAGAAGAGTTTTGGTATGTCGCTACTAGGGTCAAAAAAGACCTTCGTTATCACAGCGACTATCGGGGTATTCTGTGCCTCTAAGTACCTAGCGTAGGCTTGTAGTGGCATGTTTACCCCAACTGCGTCACCAAATATAGAATTAGAAGGAAGTTGTAGTTGATAAACTGTTTCCAGATCATCCTCCGTAACTACGGCTAACCGTTGCACGAATTTACATGCGCGGCTTTGCCCTTTCCCTGAACCCTTTATATTGTTAACACAATCTAAGCACCGTCCCGCTTGCCTTTGCTCTACTGGAACATCAGTAGCGGGTGAATCTGTATCTGAAGACCAACAAGTTGGTAAAGCAACCTTGCTAGGGTTGTAATCATCCGCGTAATAAATACGGGACATATAGGCTATACCAACCACGATCACATTTACAGAATCTTTTGCCATTTCTGGCAAACCATCGAACTGACGGTTGCGTATGCTAATTCTTTTTGTCATCTCGCCCATCAATAATCTTCATCTGTTTCTAATGACGGGATAGATTCCTCGTTGTCGCTAACATCGCTCCATGTGGCAGGTTTACCTTCTTCGCTTTTCGCTGTGGTTAACGCGTCCGTGATGGCAGCTAAGTTAAACCTGTAGGTGGAACCGATGTGGATATACGTGTCTTTGGGAATTATCCCTTGTTTCAACCAGCCTCGTATTGTGGCTTGGTTTACCTTGAAATGTTCTGCGACATCTGCAATAGGGACAAAGGGGCTACTCATTTTTTCGGTCTCCTGACAGAAAGTGTGTATGATGAATCCGAGTTCAAACCTTTCGGCAGTTTATCGGGGTTTTCTTCTAGGTACTGACGTACGTTCTTTTGGTTAAGGCGCTTGTCAAATAACTCAGGTACTCCGTTTTCGAGTATAAATTCGTACATGGATTCCCAATCACTCGTCCAATAACTCTGCTTAACTGAACGGTAAAACATACCTTCTGGAGTTTTAAGGCTATCCACGTTATTCTCTTTGCAGTAGTTAAGTAGGGCTTGTTTCACCTTATCCCGTTCTTGCGTCAGCAAATTGTACTCTGCGTCAAATGCGCTCTTTAACTCAGTACGTTTAGCAGTCATCTTCAAATAAACTTTAGTCAGTTTCTCCAAAGACAAAGTACTACCTTCACTCATTTCGATCTCCTTCACTTATCGAACTGTTGAATATAATGTACTTAGATCTATTACGCAAGTATTTCGTTGTATAAGTCGATCATTTTTGTATGTATGTTTATTTTGTTATCAAGCATTCTATAGACGTGCTTTTCTATAGCCGATCCCTGCAACTGAACGACGGTACACTTGTGGTCTTGACCTGATCTGTGTACCCGAGCGTTGGCCTGTGCGTACGTTTCTAGTGAACTGGTTGGCCCCCACCACACCACTGTATTTGCAGCCGTAAGGGTTACACCATGCGCTGCTGCTTGGGGTTGGATCACTAAAACTTTAGGGTCTTCGAGGGTTTGGAACTGTTTAAATATTTCCGTGCGTTTAGGGGCAGGAACATCACCCCTGATTACTGCTGTCGTAATCCCGTCGCTCTCTAGCTTCTCCACTAGCATATCTATAACGTGTTTAAAAGGTACGAAAACAAGGATTTTCTTACTGGACTCGTCAATAACTTCTCGCAGCACTTTGTACCGATGCTTGATGTCGAACTCTAGTGCCTCACCCTTGTCGGTGTAGACTGCACCACAAGATATTTGTAGTAACTTGTTCATGTTAACCGCTGCATTGGCGGCAGTTACCTGCTCTCCCGCTGCATCCATGACCATACGATCTTTCAACAACTTATAGTATTTAATCTGTTGTCTGGTAAGTTCAACTTCCCGTTTTACATACACCATAGGGGGTAGGTCTAGGCACTCGTCTTTTGTAAACCGGATAGCCGGTTGGAGAACCCTGTACACCGTATCGGTTGCGTCGTCCTTCGGCACCCATCTAAAATTGGTGATCTTTGTCATCACTCGGTCGCGGAATGACCCGAAGAACCTTGGTACCGCTGACTGGTTAACAAGTTTGGCTATACCATAAGCATCGAGGGGACTCTAAGCCGCTGGAGTACCGGTCATCATCCACAACCATTTATCTGGCGTGAGTAATGCGTGCAAAGTTTTCCACCGCTTAGTCTGTGCGTTCTTATAATGAGTCGCCTCATCAACAATAATCAGGTCAAACCCACCGTTGGCTATAGCTTCTGATACGATCTCTACCCCGTCATAATTTATTATCACGAAGTCAGCACCGTTATTAACTATGCCCCGCCGTTTTGCTGCTGGCCCGTAAGCCACGTCTACTGTTCGGTGCATCGCAAATGTAAATAAATCGTTACGCCACGCGGAATCCATAATGGAAAGGGGGCATATCACTAGAGCACGTTTAATGTGCCCTTCGTTCATCAGATAGTCTGCCGCCCAGATAGCACTAGCAGTCTTGCCGGTACCCTGCTCGTTGAAACAGAAGGCACGTTTGTTTAACGTAAGAAAGGAAGAAGTCGTTTTCTGGTGCTCGAACGGCGTGTACTTACCCGTCCACTTGTACTTCCCTTCAATCGGGGAAGGTACTTTGATGTTTAAATTTTTAAGTACTTGAGCCTCGTCGATACCCCAGTTAACCATTACTTTGTTATCAGGTAACTGTTTACTTTTGGGTATGACTGTCGTTACTTTTTTAGGGTTGCGGAGTCGCAAGAGCAACGCCTTGTTCTGGTAAATTTCCATCTATATTCCTCGGTAGTAGCCCTGCTTCGTCCACAGATAGGGCTAGGTCTGCGATATCGGTATGAACTACCTCTGGACTAACCTGATTTTTGCACCCTATAACTGGAGGATATAGGGTACGTTCTTTAAAGACGCATCAGGCTAAACGTCTGGGAGATTTCTTTTTCTTCTTTAAGTTACGGCTACGGTTGGCACTCGCACTCTCCACCTTCACGCCGTCCTTGTTAGTGCCGCCCTGTGCTAGGGCTTTGTTATGGCTAACATCCTTGCCTTCTCGCTTGTCTGCTTTGCCATTCTTGTTAGCGTCTTTACCTGTCCTGTCCATTTCACGTCTAGCTTCCTGTCGCGCCATACGACGCCTGAACTCTGGACTATCTACAGGGTTGTTTACTTGTTTCTTTCGGTCTGCTTTATTTCTGTAAGGCATCTAACTTCTCCCGTTATGTGGACACTCAAGCACCACGCAATGCGCCCTGCATAACCCGCTAGGGTTGGTGTTCCACGAATTGTTTTCAAAGGCAGATTCCATACGACTGAAATCCCCTAACCATTTTTCCCATAGCCCTCCTTGTGCGCTCAAGGCATAACTATCTTTAATTAGTTCGTTTGACACCACGAACATAAGGCCACCACGTACAAACTTAATAGCAGGAAAGTGTTTAAATGTCGCTAAAGCCATCAACTCAAGCTGCCCTTTGTCGGCATAGCGTGCGTTTCGGCCCGTCTTGTAGTCTATTACCCAAGCAGTCTCGGCTTCCTCGTCAAGGATAATCAAGTCGGCTACCCCACGGAACCACACGTCATCAGCAAAGAAGTCGCAGGGTTCTAGGTTCTCAGTCAACCCCATCTTGTATTCGCATAACTTCTTACCACGTTTAGCGTTTAAAGCATCTAGCGCACCCTTAGCGTAATCAAACTGAGGTGGTAGTGGTACGTTATCACGTACGTATTCTTCGGCTGCTTCATGGAACGCGGTACCGTAGTACATCGCATCAGTCTCAGGCTCGGAGTAGTCCTTAGCGATCTTTAAGTGGTAAAACTTCTTAGGGCATTGCTCGAACGCCTTTATCTTGCTGAACGACCAAGGGGCTATGCTCATCACTCCTCCTCGGCAACGTAGTCGTATGCTTCTTGTAGTGCATCCATAAGGTGCGGTATCTCTTCAACGCTGAATGTCACCGTATCCAACCGACCGCCTTCCATCTGGTTAATCATAATAACCAACTCAGGATCATCTCCTAACGAGGTAACCCCAACTGAGCTGACGACCATCTCTTGGTTATCTTCTCGTACCGCAGGTTTAGATTTGTGGTGTATGTGTAACTTGTTTCTATTAGCGTGCTTAGTCTTGTGTTCTTCAAAGTCTAGTATCTCAGTCACTCGCAATCTCCATAAGACTTACCTATACCGGACTCACAATCGATTGGCATCCCATCAGCCCAAGCAGGTAACCAGCGCATACACCTCTCGATATACTCTTGCGCTTCTACTACTTCTTCTTCGGGAACGCAGCAAACAACGGAGTCATGCACCGTTAAAACAACGCGGTATCGTTTAGCAATTTTTAGCATCTGCTCCCCGATTATGCAACGCGCAATGGCTTGGCATACGTTCTCTATCACCTTGCCACCATAGATCCGGTTTCGGCCTCGTCTAACTTTATAGGTGTATTCCACACCCCTTTCACCTTGCTCACCGGCCAACTCGTCGTAACGCATGAGTAATCCAGACGGTAGTATGATTGCGTTTCTAGTTGCATCAACCGTAAGTACTTCCCCTAACCCAAACTGTAAGCTGCCACCTCGCGCCATGTGTTCTAGCATGTAGCCAGCGTCACGCCATAAAGTCGTTATCTTAAAGTTCGCTTCACGATACACCGAGATAACCCTGCGAGCTTCACTCAGATCCATCTCGAACCCGAAAGATCTTAGCTGTTCTTTAAATCGCACTGCGCCCATGCCATAACCGGCACCAAGGATAGTAGTCTTACCAACAAACCGCTGGTCTTTAGTGATATCTTCTTCCCTGTTGGCCCCGTATATGGACATCGCCATCTTCTTGTAGACATCATCCCCTACATGGAATGCTTCAGTAAGATCTTCTTGCCCTGCCAACCATGCCAATACCCGTGCTTCAATCTGGCTTGAGTCGCAGTCGATCAGTACATAGCCGTCAGGGGCAATCATACTCTTCTTGAGTTTCTTACCGTTTGGCCCTCTACTAGGAAGGTTCTGTAAATTGATCTTGTCCGCCCCACCCCAACGTCCAGTATGTGCTGCATAGTACTTTACAGGAACAGGGAGTAGTCCCCGCTTGGCTATGTCGATGAACCGTTGCGTCCTTGTTTCTTCAAGTGTGCTCTTGTTACCAAGCCTAGCATTGACCAAGGTTTGCACCCGCACATCTTCGTGCTCTAATAATGCTTTGAACCCTTCATCAGACTTGGCAAAGGCGAAAGTCTCCTTACCCGTAGTAAGGCTGGTCTTCATAGGAGGTTCTACCCCTAGATTCTTCAGCATCTCAGCGAACTTGGGGTTACTCATCAGCTCTTTCTTATCCTCTACACCCGCATCTAGTAACAACTTATCCTTAAGTTCTTTAGTGTCTTCTAGGTGTTGTTCCAGTAACCCTAGGTCGAGATCAAGCATAGGCTCGATGAACATACGTAGTGTCAGGTCTATGATCTTAAGTTCTTGTCTGGGAAACTTCTTACCCATGATACCGAAGAGTTTGTAGGTTAACTCGACATCGTTGATGCAGTAGTCGCCGTACTTATCCAGCTCTTCATCAGTAAAATCTAGCCGCCGCTTGCCTTTGGCATCTAAAACTTCGGTACCTTTAGCACCGATCTGATATCGTTCGGCCAACGCCTTGAGACTGCCCCCAACTTCCACCCCGTGTACAGCACGGCCAATGCACAAAGTGTCAGCCCACACCCGAGGATGAATATCGAATAGCCAAGAAAGTATAGCACCGTCAAACATTGTGTTGTGAGCCAACACCATAGAGTCTTTCCAATCGAAACCATTGAAGTAATCTTTAAGTTGTTCATGAGTCCCACTCGCCCATTCGGTAGCCTCGTCGTTAACTTTAACGGATACGCCGATAACCTCAAAGCGAGGGTCGCGCACGTATTCTTCTGTAGTCATCTTGCTTAGTGAAAAGTCCTGAGAATAGAACGTCTCGAAGTCTATAGTAATAAGATCCATATCATACCCAGTAACAAGTTTATAGGATGACCGCTTAACAGAAGCCGGCTTTTGTTATAAATAAGTAGGGGCTTCGCACCCCTTCGGTGTCAGTTATACTTGCATTTTGAGTCTGCTTTAACACACTGGAAAGGTCGGACTATTTTTATTTGTTTGCTATCTCACCACCACAGGCGAAATACCCTGCACCATCCACCCAGTTATCAACATGCTGGGGGTTCTGCTTGATCCTAGCTACCTTTAATAACGCCATCATTACTGCAACATCAGTAGCAGTTAACGTGACACCCGTATGCAATGACCAGTACCCAGCGATCCGCGAGAAGTTATCCTCTGCATCACCGTGGTCTGCTTGTCTATCCCTCGTGATATACGATTTGGCGGTACTAAGAATACTGTTTCGGGTCACTACCTCGACCGGGGCCGGGGGTAGGTCGTTAGTTTCTACATAACTTCTTTTCA